TTATCCTCTACTACCCAGACTATTTGTATCGGGATTTAACTCCTTAACCGCCTCTTTGACCGCTTTATTAGTTGGCTTGCGATATGCTTCCGCTTGTTGAACGGGGACAATCTCATTCACCATTCTTTCATATCCTTTTTGCTCTAACAAGTGCACTTCTTTTTCACCTGTTTCTTTTTGTTTTCTTGTTTTCATAAGGCTTTTCATTTTAAAATTCTTATTTATAAAACAGCAAACATCGAAAGATAGTTCATACTCACAGATAATTTATGTACGGGGCAACCACCCCCAATATACCATTATGAGCTTGTTCACTCCGGTACAGTTATGAACAATTTAATATTCTTTCTCTATAATAGGCACAATTCTTCCATCCCCTTCACTCTTCCTCTGTATCACCGATTAACAGGGAGTTTGCAGGTGAAGAGCCGTTCTTTCACCTTCTTTTCATCGTGAACAAAATCAAATAGCCGCTTACCCTGATTACATCATTGAGCAAGATTAGTCAAGCTATTTCGTTATTAGTTTCAACCCCATTTGAAACTAAAAGTTTCACGCCTTGAAACAAAGTGTTTCTCCTAATGAAACAAAGTGTTTCACACCGAGAAACGAAGTGTTTCAAGGATTGAAACTATTTTTGAAACCTAATCGCTTACAGGTGAAGAGGTGGTGAAGTTGTTGCCCTTCACCCGCAAACTCCCTATTCATCGAAGAGACAGAGAAAAGGTGAAAGAGGAGATGAAAAGATGAATTACGATGTCCGATGATACTTCTAATCTCTGACAAGAAAAAAAAGTGCGGTCGCAAAGTGATGAGATTCAAGGTATTGAGAAATAATAGGTAAAAAACATTCGTTTAGCTATTGTTAATTAAAAAATACTCCCTATCTTTGCACCGCTTTTGAAAAGAACAACCCTTCAAAAAAGTAGCGGGGTGTAGCGCAGTCCGGTTAGCGCACCTGCTTTGGGAGCAGGGGGTCCCAGGTTCGAATCCTGGTATCCCGACAAAATTAAAAGAATATCAATTAGTTACATACAAAAATATATTCTTTTTAAGTCGATCTTCAAACTGTCTATAATTGTCTTTTAGTTGGTAAATCGTCAATATACAATTAAAAGTAATTATTATGGCAAAACAAAAGTCTATTGTCATCCTACCACAGCTAAAAGATTGTGGTGGCGATTTGAGTAAAACATGGTTCGTAGAGTATTCATGTCGTAATCCTCAAACAGAAGAAATGAAACGTTTCCGGGTCTATAATGGTTTTGCAAAATTAAAGACCAAAGAAGAACGTTACGCATTCGCAGAAAAAATCATAAATGAGATTAAGGAGAAGTTCACTAGGGGGGAAATTCCATTCTTAGGAAAAGAAGTCAGCTATAACGATGAACTATTATATCAGAACATAGCTAAACGATGGGGTAATGAAAGAAAAGGTTCTGTGGGTATACGCACATACCTCTCTGATTTCTTAGCAATAAAAAAAGTAGAAGTAATCCCCCACTCTTTTCAGACTTATAAATCCAAACTACGCATATTCTGTGAATGGGTGGAACAAACCGGTTTAGATAAGCAAAGTATTTGTTTTTTCGAACAGAGTTCAATATGCGAATTTCTATGCTATATTGTAGAAAAGCATGATGTAAGCCAAAGAACAGTAAAAAAGTATACTCAAATATTACATGGTTTCTTCGATTATTTACTAAAAGTAAAAAGAATTATAGATACTAATCCCGTACATGACATACCCAACATGGGAACCATTAAGGATGAAGCAGCCAAACCAATTCCTGACCGAGAACGCCAGCTTTTATCAACGTATATGAAAGAACATGATCCACAATTATGGTTAGTCTGTCAGATGGAGTATTATTGTGCCATCCGTCCAAATGAATGTAGGCAATTACAAATTGGAGATATAGACTTTGACAATCATATTATAACAGTACCTAAAGACATAAGTAAGAACCGATTAACTGAATCAGTAAATATTCCACGTCAATTATATGACTATATATATAAAGTATTAAACCTTGATATACACCCCAAAGAATTCTATATTTTCTCTCATAATGGCATTCCTGGCAAAATAATGTTGGGAAAGAATAATTTTAGATTTAGGTTTGATAGAATACGTGATAAACTCAACATTTCAACTCAATACAAATTATACAGTTTCAAACATACAGGAGGAGTAAAACTTGTAAATGAAGGTATTGATACCTGGGAGCTACAACGTCACTTCCGTCACAAATCTATTGATACTACAGAACGATATATCAGAAGAAACTTTGCTGTGAAAAGTGATAAAATAAGGAATGGCTTTCCCGATATCTAACGTACAACCTACAACCTAAAAGAGGCAACGAACGCTGCCTCTTTTAGGTTATTTATTTCGCCTATACACTACCCCTACTACAATTATCAGAGCTATAATAATATATGCTTTATCTTTATGTAAGTCCCACCATGATAACTCTACGACCTTTTCTTTTTGGCTCAATATAGCATTTACCTTACTATTAATAGTATCTAATCGGTTAGAAAACTGTTGTAAGGTAAGAGATAATGTTTCATTTATTTCCGTTCTTTCCTGTTCTTGCCTGAAAGCAGTGGTAGTACTTTCTTTGACCGGATATTGCTTCCCTGTTGAATCCGGATCAGACAAGTAAACAGTTGTATTTTCAATCTTCAAATCACTTAGTTTGTCTGTAGTAATTTTCGTTTGCTTATTCACATCCAGCCGTAGTGATTCAGTTAAATTTCGCAAATACAAAAAATCCCCTGAATAGTCAATCTGCTTTTGCATTTCTAAATTGCGAGAAGTCTTACAAGACGACAGCCATATTGCTAACGTCAGCAATATGATAAATGCATAGTTCAATCGTTTCATGGCCGGATCACTGTATTACGAAGAAAATTAGAAAACTCAGAACGAACATCAAAGCAGGGACAAGCCTTGATATACTCAGCCGGTTCTACTTCACCGCTGCCGTCCAAGTCTGGAGAAGTATCACGATGCCCCAGAACCTCCACAATAGGATATTCCTTGCAGAGCTTTGCTACCTGCTCACGTAAACTAGCTCTTTGAGCGGGCGTCCGTGTATCAGCAGGTTTTCCGTTCGCATCAAGTCCACCGATATAGCAGATACCTATCGAATGCTTATTGTATGATATGCCAGAGAATCCCTTTGTGCTACAATGTGCACCATCGATGGATAATGGACGGCCATTCTCCACGGTACCATCCAAATCAATCACGAAATTGTAACCGATCTGACTGAATCCCCTTTGTCGGTGCATCCGGTCAATGTCTTTAGCACGTAAATCTTGCCCGGCACGTGTGGCCGAGCAATGAATAATAATCGAATCAATAGTTTTCATTTCTTTTCCTCCTTATCTTTAGTTATTGTAACTCTACGCGGTGGAATACGACGACTACAGTCATTATCAGGTCGATCACAACGATTATGTTCAGCATCCTTCAACTGTAGTTCCAACTCGTGACATTTATGTATCCAAATTAATTTATCATTCTGCTCATTACGTAATTCAACATAGATAGCATCTATTTTCGTATCACGTTGAGCAATACGATCCTCTAGCCAATCCACTTGTTTACGTTCATTCTCATCTTCCATAGAGTCAGCAGAAGCATCCTCTTTCCTTGCATCAGTTTTCCGGTTAACATAGAAGTTAACCATCCATTTGATTGCCTCCAAGCCACCTAAGGCTCCTAGTATTGTTAGCCAGTCATTTAGTTCCATCATTATTCGTTTTTATGATTCAACCGAATATCCTTTGATTTTAAGTGTACCATCTGAAGTTACATACACTTCCCCATTTTTTGCAGTACTATATCCCGGCAAAAAACCCGGAGCAAATCTCGTTAGATGAAGGCTTGTCATGCCAGGAAGATATGTTTGATCAAGATCAACAGTCAAACTAAAACCTTGCGTATCCTTAAAATGGGATATTCCATCTTCATCTATTTTCCATTTTGTATCCGCATTCAGACCTGAACCTTTCGAATAATAAAGACTACCTTCTATTTTTCTACCTGTCATTACTATACCTGGCGAATACTCTCCATTTTCGACTCCATTAATTACAAATTGAGGATACGCATTATATGAATCCCCGATAAACGATAGTGAAAAGACTGCCCAGTCATTTGTGTTGTACATTTTTAAAGAGTTAGTGATTGGATCAATTACGATTCGGCTACCGGATGTTTGAGTCTCAATCTTACCTCTGAATGCAGCATCACCTGTTTCTGCATCTATTTCAAAAGTTAACTTACCATTCTTCAAACCGAAGAGACCAGTCTTTTCAACCCCATTTATTGTTATTACCCCACGCCCTATTGCAACACCTGTCAAAGTTGGATTAGCTGATGTCCCAGTATTGGTACCTGCGAACATTTTAGGTGAAATGATAGATTCACTACCAATCTGTGTTTTATTATTATCCCATTCCTCAATCCACGGTAGAAGATTGGCATCTTTTCCCGGCTCCCCCTTCACTCGTATAGGATCACCCCATCCACCTGAATCCGCACTTTCTGCCACCTTCTGTGAAATCCAAATAACGGAAGCGGTGGCATTGGTATGCCACCCGTTCGATGTTCCGCTTCCGGTAGGTTTAGCGGGTTCTTCTTCACTGTCATGATAGGTTATATAAACCCTCATGCCATCCTTGCCGGGTTCACCGTCAGTGCCATCTGCCACCATTAGTGCCCATGCAGTCCCGTTATAGATGTAAACACGCCCGTTGTCTGTATCACGATAGGCCCAATTCTTTTGAGGATTAGCGGGAGGAATTGAAGAATCTCCCTTCCATACAATATCAAGCCCGTCATTACCGTCCTGACCATCTAAACCGTCAACAGTCATAACATACCATGCATCATCTTGATAAACATAGCTTTTTTTGTCGGTGATATTACGGTAATACCAACCGTTTTTGGGGTTGGAAGGATGAGAGGAAAGTTCACCCTTATATACAAGGCTGATTCCATTCTCACCCGGTTCACCTTTCAAATTCTCCTTACTCTCATTATCAAGGTTATTCCATGTTAAGGTTACACCTGAACCGAGAGTTACTTTGTTTGTGGAAGGACTATACACAATGTTTCCCTTTCCAAGATTGACCGAACCATCAGGAGACAACTCATAAATAACAATACCTTTATCATCCACCGCTTTTACCATACCGTTGACACTGTAGAACCCTTTCAATCCATTGCCACCCGGTATATCACCACCCATACGAACTTTAACCTTCCCGTCCCAATTTTTGCTATTGACATCGAACATCACGTCAATAGCCGGTTGACCTGTTTCGTCAGCGTGCATATAAATAGCAGATTGACGAGCTTTGTTTTGCGAGTTACCGAACTGGACCAGTTCGTCACCCGCTGCAGGAGGATAAAGGATATTACCCGATTCATCCTTGTCAAATTCTGATAGGAGAATGTGCAAGGTTTTTGTCTCCACATCGACAGAATCAACCTCGACATGATAAAGCTTTGTCTTGTCACCTACAAATGTCTGACAGCGTACGAAGTCGTGCGCTACGATACTCATATCCTCATCCTCCAACACTATGAGGTATTCTGTACCATCGTCAGAAATACGAGCGGACTTTACTTTTCCATGCCCTTGACTTATTGTTTGTGCACCAATGATAGCCCGAATCTTACTTATCAGCATTTCAAAGATAATCATAGTTTCACGAACCACGATTGTATCAATCTCCAGTTTCCATTTACCAGTCATGTACTCCCAGAGTTTCCAGCCATGTCCTGCAAAGCCGGACATGAAATCTTCCACATACTCTTTTACTCCATTCGCCAATTTCTGTCCTGTCTCTTTCACCGAACAAAGGAAACCATAAAACTTACCGTTACTTAATATTGCCATAATTTTTGGATTTATTCATTATACCCTATTATTCTTGATTGCAGGCTATTCCATGCTGATTTATATGTCTGTACAGCCCCGGACGGAACATATATCGGGCAAGTAGTACCCTCAAAAACGCCATATCCCAGACTGGGAGGCACGCTACCAAGCATCTTAATACCTTCTAAAGAACTACAGTTCATAAAAGCCCTCATACCTATTGACGATACGACTGCCGGAATTTCCATTAATGATGTCAACGATATGCAATCCCTGAATATACCGGATGCAAGTTCTGTTTGAGTTAATCCAGATGGAATGTTAGCCGTTTTCAAAGATGTACAACCCTCGAATGCAGAATTTTTAATAACTTCCATAGTATCAGGCAATAGTATTGCTTCTAACGAGGTACACCCATAAAAGACGGCACCGTCAAACTCATTTACATTAGGCATTACTGTCACACTTTTCAAATTAACACAACCTTGGAATGCACCATAAACCAAACCAATACGACTTTTGTCATTTACATTAGCTATTGAGCTTGTAAAATATTTCACTTCTCAACACAACAAACAAACTTATTTATAGACCTCCTTTAGATGAGCCTGACGCACTACCAGCCAATCCTAAAATAGCATTGATTTCCTCACTGTCTGTAGCCGGAATAAGGCTCTTGGCAATATGTCCAATTGTAGCCCCACGCAGTGAACTTGCCAAGTTGATCGTATTTTTATCACCTTCTTTGTTATCCTGTGAATCTGCTTTTGTGAGTTTCAATGGAGTACAGGGAGTACCTGCTATCTTTGCATCATCACCTGAGCAGCCAAAAACAATAGCTCCTAAATCTTCATTGATATTGTTGTTTACAAATTCATCGTGTTCAACCTCTGTTCCCGGATGCTCATAATCTACATGATGAATGAAGCCACGCGCATCGTCTTCTCCTTCGCTTGTGTGATAAATGTTAATAGTAGAGTCGGTTGCATAGACTGCAATCGGCTTTTTCCCATCTGCCAAAGCGAATTCCTTAACACGTACTCCTTTTTCATCACGGTTGTATGTCTTTACATCATTCCAGCGGAAATAGACAATATACGCCTTTTTACCTTTCGGGCGTCCTGCATTCGATGTCTTCTTAGGAACCGATACAAACTGATATACTGATTCTGCCATAATTTTACCTCCTTTTATTTTTTAAAGCCCACCAGCTTCGGAGACAGACGCTCCTGACTCTGTGGGTGGAATATATGCGAAAATAGCTTCAGCAATCCAAAATCCAGTTGCTTCCCACCATTCAGCAAAAATCTTCACCTTATAGTTTTCTCCTTGCATCCAAATTTTTGTAGCTTGTGGGTCCTTACTACGCAAATGTTTGAAGTTCTCTTTTGGAGTAATAAAGAAAACTCCGGTACCACGCATACCTTCAAGTGGAGCAAATGTGAATTTAGAGAAATCGACTTTCACTTTTTCTCCATCTTCATTCTTCAACCAAGGATATTTCTTGCGATATGCTTTTCCATAGCGCGTTACAATGTCCGGATCGGCATGAATAAACATCTGTTTCTTTTTGTATAACGGTTTAACCTCTTCAACCGCCTTGTCGATCTGATCTACCAGCTGTTCATCCGACAGCTTCTCGCCATTGAGCAACCAGGTAATAGCTTTATTATTCGCTTCTTTCAATGCTACAAGTTGAGTGACATACCCATCCATAACTTCATTGGCTTCTGTTGCATCATCACCGTCTTTCACAGCTTTAGACTCTACAAACTTACCTGTAGCCAAAGCAACCTCACGCTCTTCGTCCAACTTAGGGAACACAAGTTGATTTAAGATATACTTTACAACCGGCATATCTTCCGGCTTCAAGTTCTCATCATAAAGATATCCGATGATATCCTCCATCACATCAGATGGAACGATAGCAACGTTAATTTTACATTTGAAATTCTTAATGGTAAGCGGAGTAAATTTAGTTTTTCCTTTGGGCGTCCAATGGGGAGTAAACTGCTGTAATACCGAATCAATTGCTGCCTGTTGTGCACGAACCTCCACTTTATCGGTAGCGATGGTGGACATATACTGCGTAGATTCGGTCTTTCCCATCAAACTTTGCAGGATTTCAAGACGTTCACTATTTACATACTTACCAAATTCTTTTTGCAGTTCGGTAGTTTCAATAGTTGTATTGCCTGAATAAGAAGCACCGGGTCTTCCATAATAAATAGCATCAACATATTTATTATGCGACAGATTCATGTCCGGTTTAAAAGTCTTTCCCATATTATCCGCATTTGTTCCTGTTACAACCTTTCCTGCATCAGCTGTTTCTTCCTTTTCCAACTTAGCGATTATGGCATCGGCTTCCTCTTTCTCTTTTTCCAGTTTGGCAATACGTTCACGAGCCTCTTTCAACTCTTTCGCATTTTTCCCTTTCTCAACCTCCATTTCAGACAGAAGTTCTTCTGTTACCACACTCTCTGCAGTTTTCCCCTCCTTTTCGAAATCGGCAAGATCCTTTTTGAACTCCTCGACGAATTTTTTTCCATATTTATCTTCCAGTTTAGTCTCCTGCTCTTTACTCATTGAGGATTTTCCGTCCTTGTCTTTAGCTAAAGCTGAGATTCCCAAATATCCAAATACGGCAGCAACTACTTTTTCAAACATAATTATGCACTTTTTGAATTAATATATTCGTTTACATACGCATCTCTGCGCAATTCTCTCACTCTTCTCAATGCAAACTCTCTAGTACCAACCGAATCAATCAAGCCATTTTTTTTGGCGTCGTTCGCATAGAACATGCGCCCGGCAATGATCCCTTCCGTTTCGAGGTTAAGTTTACTACCTCTTCTACTTTTAACTGCTTCTTGGAATCCTCTTGCGAGCGGATCAAGTTCTTCTGTTTTGATTGCATCATATTTTCCCTCCTTCGCCGCTTCAAACGGCGCATTTTTATAAGATGATAAATTACTATAGATTGTATGAACCTTTATTCCATCTTTCTCATAATATTTGGCATAATCCGGAAAACTCATCATTACACCAATAGAGCCAAATTCCGAAGAGATTGTGTTAGAAGCAATAATTTCATCGCAATAACAAGCTACATAGTAGGCAGCAGATGCGCACAAATCACAATATGCAACCACACACTTCTTTTTCTTCTGTGCATATTGGATTGCATCAATGAGTGGGGCGATAGCATCAACGCTACCGCCACCGGAATCTATGTCAAGCAAAATACCAGAAATTTTCGGGGAATCTGCAGCCTGATTTACCATCTCTGCTACTTCAGTAGTTCCATAACTACAGTATGAACCGTATTTCAACATAGAACCTTGAAGCCCTATGACTGCCACACTATCTTGTGGTGCATCTGAAAAATCGTGTCCGGATTTCATTTCTGTTTCGGACATCGCACATACAACTATGGGAGACTTATCTGATAGTTTGGTTATATCTTCACTCTCAACCCCTCTTTCTAAAAGAAGATTAATCAGGATTTGGTTGGCTTCCACATCCCGGAGTGAGATAAACCATTTACCTCTCAAAACAGCACTATATAAAGAAGAAAATGCCATGTATTTTTATACTTTATTTGTTTGATACAAAATTACAATGACTTACCGCCTATTAAAAGGACTTTAGGAACTTTGAGAACTCGGCACTAGAACGTTTTATTGATAGAGTGATGGCTGCTGGGGAACCGCTTCTCTCAATAGAGAGCTGTACCGGGTTTTTATCTGTTCCAACCACTTTCCTCTCACCATTAGAGTAATCAATACGAAGTAGCCCATATCCACCACATTGTTCCCTAATAAATGATTCATTCGCCTCACTTGAATCTGTACAAGTAGCGCTCAATTCTTGTTGTACCAATTCTCCCGGAGCAGACCTAGTTTCTTTTAGCTCACATTTGGATATATTAAAATCGATCCAATTGCCGGAAACGGAGATGGAACTAACGCCCAAACAATCATCAATATCCGCATCGTCTATTGAAAGATAGAACATTGCGCTAATTTGTGCTCTTTTATCATCTAAACTCATAGCTTATATATCTAATAATGAATAAATTGCTTAAAAGTATAAGTATAAAAAAGATAAAAAATATCTTTTTACTTATAGATTAATCGTAAAAAAAACACAATCACTTAGAAAAGAGACAGTTGTATTTCCTTATTTACCTCTTTTATCATCTTTTTCCGATTTCGATAGTCATACTTCTTTATCGCATCATAGTTTATTGCGTTATTTTTAATGTTATATGCCATCAAAAACGCTTTTATAATCTTATCCTGCTTGAATCCCTTCTCATATCCCGCAACAAAATATTCGCGAATACGAAGACGGAAAGATGCTTCAATGTAATCCTGCAACATCCTTTGTTTCCATTCAGGAATATACAGAAAGTTTTCATTTAAAATGAAATGATTCCATTCCTGTGTTGGCAAATATAATGTAATTGGATTCTCTTTCAAAGGAAGACGTGGCGGGCGGTCTTTTATTGTCACCATTGCTTGAATCATTTTTCCGAGATCATTAGTGGTTGCTACCATTACCCCACCTTCTTTTCTACACCCAAACTCATGATATAAGTAATCATGTAAATAGGGTGCTAGTTCTATTGTTACACTTGGTTTTTCCATATTACTTGTTTTTTAAAATAATTTCCCATACTAGCTTACAACCTACAACTAACAATCAAAGCATTGTATATAAGCACATTACATCTAGTCTACCGGTTGTAACCACTTATATGGTTGTAAGTGGTTGTAAGTAGGTTGTAAGTGAATAACAAACTATGCACTTACAACCTTTTCATATCTGATTATCAACATATTAAAACACATATATTATAAAGGTTGTAAGGTTGTAACCACATTTTCAATTATTTTTCTCTTAAATAGTTTTTTATATATTAGACCTTATGATCTAATATACATATATACAAATATCTGATTAATAGAGTTGTACTACCTTATATCCATAACGTGTACCCATTCCCGGCAATTTCTTACCTATACGTTCATAGCCTAACTGGCGCAATGCCTGCCCGATAGTAATATCGTCAATGCGGGTCATTGAGCTAGTTATCTTTCGTGCAGCTTTCAGTTCCCGAACGATGTCCATCGGCATGCGGAACAAAGACTCTTCATCTTCTTCCGGCTTCCGGTACCATTCCTTCACCAATTTATATGCGGTGGATTCAATCACATACTTTGCGTTATATTCTTGGAAATCATCATAATCTTTTCGATTAAAGGTATAATCAAAAGTTCCATTATACAAGGTCATAGCTTCCGCCCAAAGCTGATCCACGTCCACGGCTTCTCTGTAATCCCCGATCTCGTCAATCTCAATAGCGGCTATTCTACGGAGAAGACCGGAATCTGAATTAAATAGAAACCCTCCCATCTCCTGTGTCTTATTACTTGTGAAAGCACAGGAAGCAATACGTTGCATCTTTGTGGTGAAACTTTCTCCTGGCAACTTGATATCCACCATGAGCCGGCTCATATTATTTTTAAAACTGTTCTCTGTTGACTTTGTTATTCCAACAAACTCATCAAAGTTGATAATAAAGCGGGAAACAAAACACTCTGTCATTCTGAATATACGTTCGTCTTTATCCGAAACAACGTAATACTCTTCCAAACATCGTGGTACCAAAAATTCAATCAGTGTCGTCTTGCCTATTCCGCCTTGAGCATTAACAAATCCAATTGCTACATCATTCTGCCTCTTACCATATACTTGTGCAACTACAGCTACCAACCACTTTTTTATTAGGTATTTCATCCGGTTTTGATAAAATTCCGTATCATCTTTATCTTTAAAGTCGTGTGCCCGGAGAAAGCTGCAATACAAATCTATTTGGCTGACACCGTTCCATTTGTTTTGTAAACCATCAAAATACTCTGTAACCGGATTATATGCTGTCATCTGATTAGGAGAAGTCAATATAGCCTTTAATAACGACTTGCTACAGGCCAAACCATCATCAATCATATGCATATAGATATCATTTTCTGTGATTGATGTAGTGTATTCACGTTCCTTACTCTCAATATACGATTTTGAGTGGTCGAATATATTAATCTTAATTTCATAGTTCATATCCAACCACTCCTTTACCGCTTGTACTTTTCCAGCAGCTTTGGCAGCCGAAGAAGTTTTTGCCAATTCTCTCTTAGCCATTATTTCCCCATCTTAATCGGCGGTTTTCTCCTGGGAGTTCCACCACATTAAACATTTCGTCCATTCTCGTTCGGATGAAATTACCATACCTTTGCGCAGTAACCTTTCCTTTTACATCTCTTGCAGCTTCAAGTGTATCAAGAGTAAAGTTCGAAGTAGCATAAGTCCTACCGCCATATTCATACCTGATAGCAAACAGGTCTATAACCGGCTTGACTACATTTCCATAGTCTTTCATCTCCAAATTTTCACGTCCCAACTCATCAATAAGCAAAGGTCTTTCTCTTAGGCCAGTAATTCCACCTTCAGATTGAAGTAATTCTATCAGTTGCTTTGCATGAATAGTTTCAGTTATCTTACGAGTGAGATAATCCTGTACAGACAAATAGGAGTACATCAATAAGGATTTGCCGCATCCGACTTTTCCCATCAAATATATGCCTTTATGTACATTCCACTTGCAATTCCCCACATCTCCGGTCAGATAATAATATAACTGACGAATTATGTCCTTATTGTACTGGTCAACAATGAATGTTGACTTAATACCTCTTTGCATCATTATAGCTTCTGCCTTTGCTTTCAATAGCGTCCAAAACTCGATGTCAGAAATATGAGAATAATGAAAAGCCCATAGCTCCCGATCCAGTTCTTGCTGCTTTTGTTTGCAGGTATTAATGAAGTCACTAAAAGTCGCTGTCATGGGTTATTTCTTTAGGTGGGTTAGTATAGCTATTATCAGTCACTTTAAAAAACTTAGGATAACTACCAGCCATAGCGAAGTTCAAATATCTAATTGCTATATCCGGGCTTCCTTCACTTATTTCATCAAGATAGTCCAAAACCTTCTGTTCTTCTCTGCTTTTATAGGTCTTACCAAACGTTTCAAGACGGTATTCTTTCCAATATTGCCAAGTCTGCAGAAACTCTTCTTCTTCGAATGGTAGTTTGATTTCAATCGGCTCTATGGGATTCTGCATTAATTCGTCAAACTTCATTGCCTGCTCCTTCAGTTTATCCCATTCTTTGATAAACTTGGCTATTTTTTGTTGTGCAATAGCAGGAATACCGCCATCAATATAAGCATTAAACTCATTAGTGGCACATTCAAACTGTTTCCATAATATATTCCAAACTTTCTGCATATCTTCAGCTATTTAAGTCATTCTAAAAAAGACCGGGGATTTCACCCGGTCCCAATGAACAAACCCAAACTGGGGCTGATACCCAACAGCTCTCCTTAAAGCTGGCATATTAAAGTTAGTTATTCATAATTGACTCCTGACGGAGCATTTTTTACACAAATACTTGAAGGTTTATAAAGAACTTGCAAGTTCATTCAGTTTTAGCCATTTTCTTCAATATCTTTCTGAATTTCATTATATTCCTTAATGGCTTCGTTTAGAGCTTTAATAGGCGTCATCCCTTTATAGGCATTCCACAAAGCAGAGGTTATAATTTCGATTTCTGCATTTCTTTCTTTGATTGCATTCAGCAACCCTTCTATTACATATTGTTCCAACATTATTATTTAGTATTATTCAGCCAATCCAAAGCATTTTGCAAGTTTTCGGTATAATCTGCATTATATACATATGAAACTTCATCACCTCTTACATATTCACGGTCATTGTCAGTTTCTCCTAATATAAACTCCATATTTGAGGTTCCTAATCGATGTACACCTATACAATAGGTTGTTCCTACACGTTTCTTGCTCTTTTTAATTGCTAAAAGAAAAATTCTTTGTTCCATATCTATCCCTTTATTAATCAATTATTTCAAATGTAACTTTCACTTTTCTAATTAAAACGGAAGGTCATCACCCAGCGCCGGACGACAATCTCTAACCGTAAACTTGTTTACTTCAAAAGACTTGATAGAGCAAAGAACATAAGCCTTTCTATTCGAAGATTCAGCTAATCGTTTAGCCTCTGTCTCTGCACTTGTCAAATCGCTGTGTTTATACGCCGGGGTATGTTCACCCTCTACATATACCATAAAGAAAAAATCTTCTTTCTCATTCATATTTATTTGGTTTTACGTTAATTGCTTTACCTTAACCTCTTTGAGAACATAAAGAGGACTTTCTTTACTACATTCAGCCAGTATTTCTTGTATCAATCTTCCGTGTGACCTCTCCAAAGAAATAGGCGAGAATGTTCCATCAGAATTTTTCTGAAATAACAGGATTGCGCCATCTTTCAGATTTTCAAATGCAGTGTTCAGGGGTGAAACATCTATCTTACTCATATCTATTCTGATTTGAATTATTTTTCTTCTGATAATTTCTTTCCGCAAAACGGGCAAAAAGGATAAGCAATAGATATAGTACTCTCCGTTTTATTAAATGTACCATCCTTTTTCTTTTTCCGGTAAGTTGCTTCTATTACTGGCTTCTTTTCAAAAGACGGCATGGCGTACATATAATTTAAAGATGCTTCCGGGTCATCGGTCTTTTCTTTCAAATTCGCTTCTACTTTATCAAAACAGTCACACATATTCCATTACGTTTGCCTATACAGCATTAGGTTCAAGTTTATTCTTGTTAAATTCTATATTTGTCGAATAACTTTTTAAGTTCTTCCTCAAATTCAGCCTCTTGTTCTCTGGATATATAAATCAGAGTTTTGTCATTAACCTTGATTTTTGCTTCATATTCGTCTATTTCTTCCAAAACGAATTCAACACCAATGTTTTCATAAATTGTTCTTGCCATTTTTACTCCTTTCTGATTTGAATTAATAAAAAGTCTCAATGCCTCTTTCAAGTAACAACTCCATTACTGGTGGCGTTACTGCATTTCCGAGCTGTTTGACCTTATCTTTTCCAGTTCCACATATGACATAATCCGATTCGAAAGCCATAGCTGCCTGAACTTCGTGAGGAAATAGCATTCTATAAGTACACTCGTTTATATCAATGTTTTTAGGAGTAGACAAAACAAGTGCTACGCGGTCTTTTGTTGGAATAGTTCCAACTGGATCGAATATTCCGGATGCTTGATTATTTCCATAATAATAAGAAAGAAATGCATTCACAGCTTCGGTGGATGCTATTCCGTGCGTAATCATGGATGTTTGGGTACTTAATGCCTGGTTGATATCCCTGGCATTCGATTGGCCTCGATTTTCAACGATAAACGGAACTCTTAAAAGTGCATGAGAATCCACAGTAGTCATTGTTCCAAGAACTTGATCGATGGGTATTGGTGCATTCTTCGGATTGAAATTACCGCCGTAGTTCTTTATTATCATTGGGATACCGACGAAACCGTGATGGTTATCTCCGGAAAGTACCGTCGAAACGTGTTCATTTAACGGTCGGCACTTACCATTTTTATTATGTTCATCAATCAACATAGGCACTCCGACAACACCATAATTATGTTGCGTAGTCATTGTATACTCAGGTGATGTTATCGGCACTATATCACCACCGTATGAACCTTTGGTGACTAGTGCTGCAACTTGTCTGGTGGTCTGGGTGTAGATGGGATCAGATATGCCAGATGCACGGTTTAGTACGCTGGAATTATCTGTATAAATAACAAAACTTGAATCAGAACATTTATTTAATCCCCATTCGATACGCTTCATTGTGTTGTCAGCTAGTGGCTTCTTTCTATCTCCAATTCTCTCTCCGGGCTTCGACCAGTCAATAACATTGAATGCCGAATAATAATATGGTTCAACTTCATTTGTACAGCGTGGACAACGATAGATATATTGTTGTCGGTATTTCCCAAACTTCTTTTTGGAATTCTTCCAGCTCTGTATAGATTCAACTTCTTTCCCACAAGATTTACAATAAGCTTTAGGGCAGAAATTCAAATCCGGAGCCATGTTTCCTTTCCTCCAAAATATAACATACATTCTATCTCTGCTTTGAGGAGTAGGCAATGCATGCATTGAATTTAGATAAACACATTTATGCTCATACCCTAAATTGTGCATTGCGTGCAACCAAGCATCCCACATTACCCATTGCCGTGCTTCAACTACATTCTCAACTATGATAAGGTTATATTTATGATATTCTGCAAAACGAGGAACATCCCACATTGTTGCCCGTGATCGTTCCGCTGCCGGGTCAATTGTTAGATCACCAAATAATGTATTAGTTTGCTGATACTTCCTTTTCACACCTTTTGCAAGAGAATGATTTGTACATTCAGGAGAAGTTATTAATATATCGGTACTTTGATAACGTCGTGGGTCAACAGCTTGTATATCGGCACAATCATGGTCAGCTTCCGGAAAGTTAGTATTGTGGGTTTCTACGGCCAGCTTCCAATGATTCATTGCCAACTTTACTTCTAAGCCGCCACCCATTTTTCGGGATAACTTGCGTGCGCCTTGCGATGATCCGCCGGCACCACAGAATTGATCTGTAACGGTTAAGTAACTATTCTTTATGCTCATTTCTAAGTTGCTTGATTTATTTAAATAATCTTTCTTGTAAATCGTATCCGAACTTCTTTATTTCTCGTTCTCGTAGAAGGCTTCGCTCTTCTTCCATTCCTGGTAAAACAACGACTTTTACTTCATCATTGATTTGGTATCCGTTTTTCCTAAGCCGATACCGGAGATTGTTTAACTTCCTCTGTCTTTTCTTTTCCATCAAAATCCAATTTTTGTTCTCCTTCCCATTTTAATAGGATATAGTAAAAATCAGCTTGCATTACATCAGGCACTTTATTCATGTACATTCGCTTCATCATATTTACGAATGCTCCCGGTTCATACCCCGTATCAAGGAAACTTATAAATTCATTCACCCGATAAAGCTTCATTATACGCATGCCTTTAATCGTTGCAGTTCCAATGTATTGTCCTTTCAACTCAATACGATACGTTTTGTTAATCTGATACTTGGCAGTAGCAAGACGAAAAGTCGTGAAGCATTTACATTTTAATTTTCCGTTCCAACCATCTGAGAATCTAATCACATCCATCTTTATTCTCCTTTCCCCTGATGAATGTTATTTGTTGGCATAGCCTGCTCTACAAATTGGAATAAAAACTGTGGAATATCCTCAATAATCTGAGTTAAACTATTCTCTTCAATTAGCTTGATAGTTACTGTACTCATAGATTCATCTATTGATGATACATTTTTCACCTCTACATAAGAGAGATTATTTAGTGCATCAATAAAAGGAAGATACCTCATTACATCAAAAGCAGCTACGCAATTCAATACATTATTAGAGGTAGGCTTCGGAATCCAAAATACATCTTCGTTATTCCGGTTCTGAAGAGTTACAAAAGGTTTGTTCTTTGCATCCATAATAATAAGTTTATTAGTTAGTAAATCGTCGTTCGAAGCCGGGAATCGAACCCGGAAAATGCTAAATTATTGTAGATTATTAGCATGCCAGTAAGAAATCATCTCTCCTACGTTCCTTGCTCCGATTTTAGCTTTGATATTTTCACGATGTCGGTTAACAGTCAAAATAGATATTGATAATTCAGAAGCTATATCTTCTGCTGTCAGATGGTTAGCTATTAATCGAAAGACTTCTATTTCTCTTTCAGAAAGTTTAGTAGAAAGCTTAGGTTTACAGATAACACCTTCAAAGATGCATTCTCCTCTTAATGGACATTTAACCTCTTCAAATTGAAGTCTGCCCAAGTAATCAATATCATATTTGTTTTGGTCATATTCTCCGAAATTACAACGAGCAAACCGATGCGCTACCTTATACTCATAAAATGATTTGTTTCTATTACTTTTTGAATATAATTCCATCAAGGCCGCATGAGCATTAGGATATCTGTCGCGAATGATGGCAAGCAACCAAGCTACTATCTCATAATCAGTTTCTTCAAAAAGACGAGCGGCTTTACCTTCTTCTTTCAACATAACATCCCCTTCAGGAGTATTATAAAATTCTATATTAACAAACTGTTTCATACCTTATCATTAATAGATTCGTTTAAAAGACGTCTAAGTAAATTTACCTCAAGAGGTTTAAATGAATTTCCTGACATTTTATTGTAAAAAGATGGTAGAGATACACCACTTTGGCGAAGAAATTCATCTCGTAGCTCTATCTTCTTCTCTCGTGATAAGAGATCATAATGGTTTTTAAATACCATTTTGGGCTGTTTTTCTCCCTTTCTCATAGTTGTTATCATTTTTATTATTAAATTTATAACGCAAAGGTATTATTTTAAAACCACAAGGTATAACAAATCGTCCATTATTTTATAATGGTATTATTATTTATACTTTTTCTAAACAAGAAATTTATGCTTAAAGGACATATAATAAACGAATTAATAGATGAAAGGCGAGTAAAAAAGGTCGATTTATACACCTATGCTGGTATTACAAAGTCTACGTTAGATAATATTATCAAAGGTATTAATGATCCCAAATGTACAACTATTGAAAAAATTGCAGATTTTTTCAAGATGCCTATTGACTTTTTCTTCAATAGAGAAATAGATATATCCAATTTAAACATCGGACATCAAGTAAAAGGCAACGGTAACAATGTTTCTGGTGATATAACCCTAAGTGAATATCAAAAAGAAATAGCTCATTTAAAAGAGCTTTTGGCTGAAAAAGAAAGAACAATTCAAATTCTAATGAATAAATAAGAAAAACGATGATTGTCAAAGCATTAAAAGAAGAAATTAAAAAAGTTCAAGAAACTGAAACTTGTTTTATCATCACCCCCATTGGAGATGACACTAGTATAATACGTAGAAAAACAGATGGCCTGATAAATAATGTAATAAGACCCGTATGTGAGAAATTAAATTTCAAGGCAATTCCTGCACACGAAATAGACAAGAGTGGTTCAATTACTAATCAAGTAATTAAATTAATACTTGACTCTAAATTAGTAATAGCAAATTTAACAGGACTTAACCCTAATGTTATGTATGAACTTGCTATAAGACACGCTGTGGGACTTCCTATTTTATGTTTAGCAGAAAAATCTACGGAATTACCTTTTGACATAACTACAGAACGTACTATATTTTACTGTGATGACATGTTTGGAGCAATAGAATTAAAGTCTGAACTGGAAAAAAAGATTAAAGCTACTTTGAATGATACAGAGATTGATAATCCTATTTATAGAGTTGCGAAAGAAAAATCTATTATAAAAAATATAGAACGCCTCGAAGATAAAGAGGAAAAGAATTCATTACTATATATTATTAACAAACTTGATAATATTGAGAAAAGAATCCCCGTATTAAAAACAGACCTATCTATCCCAAAGAGAATAGTAGATATAAAACTTATATTTGATAAATCTATAAAATCCCAATATGAGGATATAGAAACGAAAATTTATGAAATAATACCTACTTGTCTTGTGGCGAGACAAACTATTGATAAAGAAAATGAGATATTCATATATAATTTAGCTCCATTAGATGATATAGAGAATGTAATTTCTAATTTAAAAAATAGACTAGAGTATACATTGAATCTGACTATTATTGAATATGAAATCTTTAGAATGCACCTTCAATAA